GATTTTGTGTACCGTTGGATTTCCCACTTTCATTAGCGGGTCAGTCAGGCTTGCCAGGGGCACCCGGCCTGCTAATTAACTCATGGCGCGAGAACCATGTGTAGTGCCCCAATCATTCGTCGTCTACAAGAATCACCCAGCCACTGCCTGGGCCTTCAACCATCCAACGTTGGCTGAAACTGCTGCGTGGCACCCTGACATTCTTGCCGCCATAGCGGTGCGGATGCCCACCACGCTCGATGTTTGGAGCGCCCATCGGGTCATGGAGCACGAAAGCAGAATCTCCAGTTGACTCGGTGCCCTCAAAACCAACAACAACAGACCAATGTCCGCAAGTTTGCGAGCCACAATCCGGCGGCTCACCACGAAGCATGTTGCCCTTATGTAGCCAACCGACAAGAACAGGACGACCGCTTGCAATTTCTGCCTCAATCAACGCCCCATCAGCGTCATTCCTGAACTCGGCGTGGAGTCCAAGCTCTCTCAGTGTTCTCACCTGGGCTCTCACGTCTGTCGTGTCGCCAAATCTTTTCCGTGCCTCCCCATACTCTTCGGCGGTTTTCACCTTGCCGTACATAAGAGCCAACATTGCCGCTGATGCGTCTAAACATCGCCGATACCCGTTGTACTGAAAGTCCAGTTGGTGAACATAAGGAACAATCGCTTTTTGGGCAATGCCACTAGCTTTCCACGCCTCGAACCAAGCTGCATCCTCAGCTAACAATTCTTGTGGCAAAGCATCTTCTAGCTCTTTTACCGCTGCTGCCTGGTGGGGCGTTCCACGGAAATACTCAAAAAATGGCAGTAACGCAAGGGCCATGAGGTTCCTAAGGCGAGGCGTCATCGCTCTAATGCTGCCGCGTCACAACCTTTACTGCCATCAAGGAAACCTGCGTAATAGATCAGGCCAGCACCAGTCAGCGTTATGCCAGACAGCACCGTCAGCATCCCAATGAAGATTGCGAAGATAACTCGCTTACGGATCATGTTTTAGTTACAGGTGGGAACAGATTCTTCTCTAAAAACGCCGCCACAGAATCATCCACTGTGTTATCAGAGCGCTTTGCGTAAGCCTTGATCAGATCTACAACCAACCGCTTCAAACTTTCAGACCGCAAAAACCGAAAAAGGATTGGCTTCAGGATCAGGAACATTGCAATTGTTCAACTACTGAAAGTCTAGTTTCTGTTGGCGTGGCCCTCAACTTTCGCCATTGCCTGCTCCAGTGCCCCTAACCGCGCAAAGATTTCTTGGTCAACGCTTTTCATATCTGTGTGCAACACATCCAACTGACGGCTGAGGTTGTCTACAGCAACGGTCAAACGCACCAGCGAATCTCTGCCTTGCTGGCTTTGCGTCCTAAGACCAGATACCGCAAGCCCGGCTACGGTTACGGCGGAGCCTGCTGCGGCAGCCCAGATTTCAACCATGCCCCGACCTCAGCACTGACTACATCATGGCAGAACCGCAAGAAAATCAAGAAAAGGAAAGCGTTGCAATCGCTGATCTGGTGAAATGCGCTGTTTTGGTATGGAGCGCCACACTGTTGACTGTCTCTTACCTGGGATTTTTCCCGCAAATGAAAATGGACAATACCTTTGTGGCTAGTTTGCTCACAGGGGCAATGGCCTCTTTTGGCATCGAACGCAAAACTGCTAACCAGCAGAAAAAACAGCCACCTAAGATCGACTCAAAGGAGCCACCAAAATGAAGCACTTTCTGCCTCTGATCACGTTGCTGGCTTTTAGCCCAGCAGCGCACAGCGACATCATTCATAAGATTCAAAGTTCAGTTCAGCTCCAGGTTGACGGGGCTGCTTCTGCAGCAACAAAAATCGGTTCAAGTTATTCAGTGCAGGGCTCTAATGTGACGCTCGACACAGCCGGTGGCCTTGGCACGTTGACTACAGGTGAGGCAGTTGGCTACACCCCAGCCGATTACAGCATCACAACTGCAGGCGATGCGTTTTCTTTTACTGAGACTTTCCTAGAAGGTGATGACGCCTTGGGCGCATCCAACGTTACAACTTCAACCGGCAACGTCGATAGCCTTCCAACTTACGGGCAAACAACCACGACAAGCGGCGGTGTCGCTGGCTCTTTGGATGGAACGATTGCCTCAGACCATGCCATTGATTTAACCGCAGGCGCTGCTGGTACTTCTGCAATCGGACAGATCGTTACCGAGCTGAAAATTGAATAATGCGTGTTCTGTTTTTGCTGTTCATGGCGTTAGCTGGCGAGTCGTTAGGGCTAGCAGTTAAAGGCGCTCCAATCGTCCCGTCGTTTACTTCGGGCAGCATGACCAGTCACACCGAAACCACTTCTACGGTCACTGAAACTATCGTCTCAGAAAACATCACAACAGGCTGGCAGTACACGGCAAGCGGCACCAATGTTCAGCATGACGGCGACTCCCTAACACCTGGAACAACTTCGGTTCAATCATGGACAGGTTTAGACACAACCGCCAAGCCAAACTGGACAATCGTCAACCCAGGCCAAGCATTCCAGTTTTCGGAGACGTACCAAGGGCCGGGGGTCTCCAACATAACTACGGTGCAAAAAGTGACAGAAATAAAACAAATTACCGACACTATAAGTTCGTTCAGTCAGTAGCACTTCTGCTGGTATCACTAGCTTCGCCAGTTAATGCAGAAACTATTGGCGGCGTGTCCGCCACCGCCGCTCCAACCGCAACATCGTCTGGCTCGGTTACAAACCAAGCGGTTATGATCGCGCCATCGCAAGCATTCACTAACTCTTTCGGCAATGGCATTCAATGCCAAGGCCCAATCATTACAGTGACTCCTTATGTCAACAGATCCAAGAGCTGGCAACTTCCGTTTGTGGGTACAGTTTTTGACAATGTATATGATATTTCTGACCTTAATGATGATGGGTTACCGGACAACCCTGGACAAATCCTCTACACAATGCCCACCAGGACAGGTCAAAAAGACACTCACAACTGGTCAGGTGGTTTGTCGATCCAGGCAACAATTCCTCTAGATGGCGGCCTCCAAGAGCGTTGCAAGGCGATGGTTGATGCCAATATCCAACTGCATAAACAGATCACAGAGACAAAGCGCCTTGAATATGAAATTGCCAGGCTTAAGAATTGCGGCGAACTCAAACTAAAAGGCATTGAGTTTCACCCCAAGTCTCCTTATTTTGCTGTTTGCGCCGACATCATAATTAAACCCAAGCCAGGGCAAGTATTGCCGCATAAGCACGCTATTTCCGCGCCAGCCGCTGAGCCCGCCTCCTCTCAGACACGCTTAAAAGTGGAGCCTTTCGTCCCAGCAAAGCTTTGATCTTTAAGATTGCTTTTTTGACGGCAGGCTTTACCGCTTTGAGCAGCAGTGGAGTCGCTAAACCAGCAGTTACCCCAACAGCAGCGGTAACCCCCACCGTCGTGACCTGCGGTAAAGACGGAATTGCTGCTATGACTTGTTCAGGCAACTTGATCTCTTCATACAGGACGACGCACTTACCGTCTTGTATCTCGTAGCCCGCAATTCTTTTTGAACCATTTTGGACAAGCGTTCCAACCTCCTTCGCACGAAGGGGAGGACATCTTGGATCTACGTCAACAGCAGCCGGTTTCGGAAGTTGCGGCGTGGGTGGCGTTGGCGGCTTTGGTGCTTTAGGCGGCGAGGGTTTTGGCAGAACAGGGCTAGGGTCTTTTACTAGCTTTTCTGGCCTGTAATCCATCGGATCAAAGGCAGGCATGTCGATGATTGGCACGCCGATATTCACCGTTACCGGCGGAGCCTTAGGAATTGACAGCACAGGTGAATGCACCCAAACCTTGTTGACCCCGATCGTTGGGATTTCAGGCACTAGAACGGAATAGCTGGGCCAGTCTCACTAGGCATCAGCTCTTTGACCTGGCTTGGCATTGCCTCAGTCACAGAATCGTTTAGGGCGCTGTGCATCTTTTCAATCATCAGTGCTTGGATCCTGTCCAGGTTCTGCTCGATCATTGCCGGACCACGCACCACAGCAACGACAAGCAGCGTGGTGTTAGCAGCAGCAAGGATGAAACCAGCAGCGCCGAGGATGTTCAGATGCTTCTGCATAGCCAAGGCTGGTTTGTAAATGATTGCCCCCCGGCTTGGTGTGAGGATTAGATCCCACCGGGAGGCTGCGGGTGTGTTCAGGTCCGCTCTAGCAGACTAATCAGAA